CGATGTGGTTCCCACCAAGCAATTGCATCTACAACTACAAATGGAACAATTTGCTCATAGTCATTAAAAGATTGTACACTTACCCACTTGTCAACGTGACTTATTGCTACAGCACACTTGTCATGTTTTTGTGCTAAGTCTGCATGAACATAGTAAACCGTATCTGGGTTTGGCTTAAAGTTAATATCAAATCTTCTTACGCTATCTAATGGATTTCTATTTGACAAACCTTTTTCTATTTTTTCTCTTGATTTAAAGAAAGCATCTGATGAAGTTGTTGGCATACATGCAAAACGCATAAGTGCATCTGCTGGATCTGTAAAAAAGGCTAACTTAAAATCTTCTATCTTTCTAGTTGGATTCATTTCCCATGTTGGTCTACGTAAAGCAAATACTCCAGGGTATTTATAAGACTCAATATGATCTTCTTCCCACTCTACCTCAAACTTATTATTTGGATCTTCTTCACTTAATGTTGGATTAATTGTAAACTGATGCTTTCTAATTATTGTTTGTTTATCTGCAACAACATCTTCATATCTTTTGGAAATAAAGTCACCTTTAAATCTTGGGAATGATAGGAGTATAACTTTACCAAAGTCTGGAAAACGTGAGTCTACAGACCCCCTAAAGGCCTTGTAAAGGTTATCTGAGGTCTTTCCTTGATCATTACCACCAGCACCCTCCATTGCGAACCCTGAAATTTCATCAAGAACTGCAAGCATTAAGTTTAAACCTTCGGCAGACTCTCTTTCAGAATGTCCAGAATAAACTGTAATAGATTTATTAAATTCTATATTGTCTGCTTTTGCTTCATACTTTCCAGCAAACCAAGGAGATCCCTCAATCTTTGACTTAAAGCCTTTAAAGAATACGTTCTTTGCTTGCTGAGCGTTTACCGCTACGTTAATTAAATCTATAGCATCATTAGATGGTTTACCAAAATATCTTGACGGATCTTTCAAACATAATAATTTATACACAATATAAGCACAACCAATAGTAGAAGTATGATCTTTACCACTACCCTTTCCACACATAAGAATAACTTCTTGCTTAGTATATTTTTTGTAATGTTCCTTTCCTTCTTCTTTACCCAACCATCTTTGAACATCTTCTTCTTTATATATCTGACTCATACACTCTACAAGGGTATACTGATAATCTGATAACTCTGGTTGATTTAAATAGTCTTTACTCATAACAAATGTTTTAACATCTACTGGAAATTCTAAAAAAGGACTTTCATCTAGTGCTTCTATAAAGTCACTAAAATCAATCGTTGTCAATTACAATCACCTCAGTTTGGATTTCAGAAAGACGTTTCATTATCTCTTCCCTAATTTCTGGATGGCTTGAAGCAATATCTTTTAATATCTTTATTAATATGTCATGCTTTCTTTCCATTTCAATAATCTGTTCTGCTATTTCTTTATTGTCTAATAACCCCGCTTTTTGTAGCATCTCAAGTCTTTTGCTTTCAATGTCTGCTATCAGTTTGATAGCGGTTGTTTTTGCTGTTAGGTTTGCAGAAGAATCTGCAGAGTCTATAACCTCATATGTTTTTCTAATTAAAGATGAGTAGTGTTGATCTGCTCCAGCGAGTGCTTCTTTTGCCCTTGCGTGAATTGCTTGATTGTTTGAGACCATAGAGCGCCAGTCATTAAGCAATGCCATGACTCTTGGACGTGGAATATCTAGTGTATTTGAAATTTGAGAGGCATCAAAGCCTTTTAGGTACTCAGAAGCAACTTGGTTTACAAGGTCTAAGTGTTTTACTAAATCATCTGTTGTCATCTAATGTCCTTAATAATACGAGGTATCCAATAAGATCTAAAATAGTATCCTCTGATGCATATTCTTTACCTTTATGTATTCTATTAAGTTTATCATCAATACGAATATACAATTGCTCTTTAGGTTCAGATTTACTAAATATATTAATGGGATGGCTATATGAACTACCATATGATTTATTCTTATTTATTAATAATTCTGCTATATCAAGACATTCTTTTAATATCTTTCTACCCGCAGGTGCTTGAGTTGAGACATCACGAATGAATTTCATTCTATCTTCAAGTTCTTTTTCAAAGTTTGGAGTTTTATATTCTGCCATAATTACCTCTTTGACTTTCTAAGACCAAACTTGGCAAGATAAACATATATGGTTTCAACAGATGCTCCACACTCTTTTGCAATTTGCTCTGGTGTTTTTTTATCAACTTGATACCTTTTCGTTAGCCAAGCCTTACTTGTATACAGTTTCATTTTATCACTATCCCTGAGCCTTGTCAACATTTTTAGGCTCTTCTGCTAACTTAAACCAATTGTTACTTGAATACCAACCTATTGCAACTGCGTCAGCAACATCATCATCGTGTATGTCTGTGTTAAAATTTATGTTTACCCATTTAATAGTTCTTTCTTTTCTAAATTCTCTTTCTTTTTGCTTATACCAAGAAAATGAGTGATCTCCTGGATTATCCTCTCTAATCTTTAACTTCTCTTCCTTAGTAAGTTTTTTATTACCAATCCAATTTTGCCAAGCAACTGGAGAACAAGAAACTACTGGTCTAGACTCATACATTTGAACTGAACCAATGATGGCACCTTGAACCAAAGACAAGTTCATAGCAGTTTTTTGAGAGTTAGTGTATATTGCTGACTCAATAACAACAGCATCAATACTAAAGTCTTTAAGAAATGGTATCAATTTTTTACAAGCATCCCCTGCTTTTTCATATACGTGCTTACCATTAAAATTAATCTTTCCATACTTATGTAATTCTTTATCTATAAATATAGAAAAAGCCATAGAGTTAGTTGAAGCATCTATCGCTAAAATTTTACTTGGATGTCCTATACTTAATAGTCTATTCTTTTTCATAATCAAAATAATCCTTAATATCTTTAATAAATTTGTCTACCTTTTTATTATTAACTAAACAAGAATTACAGAATGTCTCGTCATTATAAGCACTTAGCAAAGTCTCGCACCCTCCAGCGCATCTTCTTTCTTTTCCGAACCTGCTCTTAAACTTAGACATCTGATATCTTTGTGTAATTTTTTGTTTTGTGGCATGAGTTCTACAATCAACAGAGCAATATATCTGATTCTTATTTTTTGTAAAAAAATCTTTTTCGCACCATTGACATATTTTGTTCATTCAAGGTTTTTCCTAGCCTCGATCTTAATGTCTCCAACTGGTTTAGTTTGACACACCTTGAAAAAATCACAACTTTTACATATTTTATTTTCAAACTTATTTCTATATGGATTTTCTGGAAGTTGCTTATCATCAAAAGCCTTTTGAACTCTTCTCATCCAATCAAAGAAATAGTTTATAAAGTCTTTATATTTTTGATTTAAGTTAACAGGAAAGAACTTTAATTCATGGGTATTCTTATTTTCATATATTAAGAAAGCAAATGACTTCTTTAATATCTTCATATATATTAATAGTTGTTCTATATTATAGTTTCTTGGTTTAGTAGTTCTATGAAAGGATTCTTCATTGGATGTTTTTATTTCAGTAAGTATTTCCATACCGTCCCAATTAATAATTGCATCTGTCTTTGCAGATATAATAGGATCTTCATTCTTAATGGATAATTCTTTGTGTACTAGTATTCCAGCATCTTCCATTGCTTGTTCAATTCTAGTATGTCTATCAGTACCAGAGTCCATGTTTGCAACTGAATACCAGTCGTTACTATTTTCTGCTTCATTTCCTTCAAACCATAAATACCAAAATCTTGGACAATGTCCAGCCCCATATGTTAATCCAGAAGGAGTAAAGCCTACTCTTTTCTTAAAGGTCATACCCTTCTTGTGCTCGTACCCATCGTGTATTTTTTTAATTATTGCCTTAGTATCAATCTTAGTTTCTTCTTTAGAAACCTCTTTAACTGGAACAATTTTTTTCATTAGTCTTTTAGTCACTAGAAGTTCCTTACATTATATTTAAGGGCATCCACTAATTTGTCTACCGCTTCTCTTGCTGTATAGTAAATATTTTTCTTTGCTCTTTCATCTTTCTTTACATGAGAATACCAAGAGGCAAGCATTGCAAACTTTGCTGAGTATGCTTGTAACTGAGTAATAGACAGTGTTGCTTTTGCTGGGGGTATATCTGGATTAGCAATCAACTTAGCAATCATAACTAATGCCTTAGTTAATTCTTCATCCTGCATATACTCTGATATTTCATTAAACTTTGTTACATTATTTAATAGATCTACTGTGTTATCCATTGTTCTCTCTTAACTGTTCGAATACTTCCCATTCAATTATAGCAAGTCTAACTTTTTTATTTCCTTCTCCAAGTACAACCATAAGTACTGGATCTTTTTTCCTATCTACTTGCATTGTGTCTGACACTATCTTTGCCCAAGAGTCTCGGCTAACGGAGTAGGACTTGGAATATTCCTTGACATCTACAACGAAGTCATCCAACGATCCGTCAGCCTTGACTGGTCCTCTGCCTGAATTAATGTGTTGCTTGGCACCAATGCGTTTTAGTTCTCCACGCTCACTCATTAATATCCCCTTACGTTAAAATTAACTTTAGATATATGCTTGTTAGCACACATCCAAGTCAAGTCTTGCTTTTCTTTGTACATCCTTGCTGTTTCTACTATTGCTTTACATGTTTGACAAATAAATTTGCCATTATATATAGTATATTTAAGAGTTAAGTTTTGATTCAAGTTCTTTTAACTTATCTGGGTTTTGTTTTAGGTATTCAATTACTTTTGCTCTACCCTGCAGTCTTTCTTCAAAAACTGTATACCATGCCCCACCTTTTTCAATTACTCCAACTAGTTCTGCTGTATCTACCAAGTCAGCAACCTTATCGATACCTATTTCTTCAGAACCAAAATAAAAATCATAAGATCCACTAATAAATGCTGGACCAGTCTTATTAAAATCTACGTGCCAATTTACAATACGGCCAATTTTAGATTCAATTAACTTGTCTCCAACAGCAATCTTACCTTTAATTGCTTGATTTTCTGATTCACTTGACCATAGTTTAACTACAGTGCTTGAGAAAAACTTAACTGCTTGTCCACCTGTAGGCATATGAGAAGCATACATTGCACCAATGTTATTTCTTTGTTGTGATATCAATACCAACAGTGTTTTGGCTTCTTGATTATTGGCATAGTTAAGCATCTTAACTGCATTGGTCATATCTTTAGCCTCTGCACCTATCTGCTTAGTATTTTCTAATTGTTTTAATTCTGCTGAGTCTTTTTCAAAATAGATAGCAGGTAATAATGCTGATATAGAATCAACAATTAATATATCTACCTTTGCTTTCATTAGTTGAGTAGCGACATCAACCATATCATTAATAGTTCTTGCTTCAGAGTAAATTAATTTATCTGTATCTACCCCAAGTTTTTGTGCCCAAATAGGATCAAAAGATTGTTCGGCATCTATCCACGCACACAACTTTCCTTCTTTTTGTGCTTCTCCAATCATCTGTAAACAAAATGATGATTTACCAGCAGACTTGTTACCCCAAACTAAAACTTGTCTTCCGTATGCAAAGCCACCTCTAAGTGCATTATTTAAACTAGGACTTGGAGTTTTTTGTTTTGTAATTTCTACATCAGTAGCATTACTTAATCTTTTTCTTAAACTTGGTTCTAGTTGTGAAAGAAAATCTTCTGTTGATATTCCTTGTATTTTATCGTCCATCTTATTAACCATTTACTACCTCTCTGAGTATTTCTGTTCCATCTTTTGTTACTTCAAAAGTCATTTTCTTTGCCTTTCCTGGCTCACACTTCATAAATCCCTCTGAAAATTTAGTTGGGAATATTACAATAGGTTTCATATCTCTACTTGCATCGGCAACAATCATGTTGGCCATCTTCTTTCCTGTTTTTGTTGTTCTAGGTTTAAATGATAGCACATAATACTCATCATTTCCATAGGGTAAAGTTTTATAATTTAAAAACTTAATTAATGGATTATTCAAAGAATCCTTTATATCATCTACTGGAACTGCTTCCATAATTCTATTACTTGCTACCGCCATAACATATGTCTTGCCTGGCTCTATTTTAGTTTCCTCATCATCAAATATTCCAACCATTCCAGTGGAATCCATTAACTCAACACGAGACCAGCCTTTACCACGTTTAATGTTTTTAATTACACCCATAAGAATAAAGACTCCTGACTCTTCAAAGTCTTCAACATCATCTAAGTATGCATAATAGTGTTGTGGAACTGTAGTTTTAAATTCTGGTAGGTTTAAGTACTCGTAAAGATTTTCTTTAACCTTAACATCATCTCTTGGGTTGTCTGGGAAAGTAAGTCCCCCAACAGCATCTAGTGCCGAGAGTGCTCTAGAATTTACTCCACTACCTTTAGTAAATACAAAATCATAAAACTCTTGATATGTTTTAAATGGTCTTTTACTTATAATCTTAGAAGCAATACCATCAGAGATCCATTTAATAGCGGATAGTCCTATTCTTATTCCTTTACCCTCGATTTTAAAATCACTATCAGATTCATTTATGTGAGGAAGTTTAAGTGATATACCCATACGCTTTGCTTCAATAAGATATTCTGTTCTAGCATCTTTGTCTTGTTCATTCTTTAGCAATGAATAAATGAATTCAATAGGATAATAATACTTTAACCATGCTGTCCAGTATGAAAGCATAGAGTAAGCAACTGCGTGTGACTTGTTGAATGAGTACCCTGCGTGAGCCTCAAAATCGTGCCATAGGCCCTCTGCTTTGAATGGGGTGATATGTTCTGATGCACCAGTAACAAATCTCTCTTTAAACACGTCAAATTCTTTTGCATCCTTTTTCTTACCAATAATTTTACGAACCTTGTCTGATTCTGTCATACTCATTCCACCAAGATAAACACAGGCTTGCATTACTTGTTCTTGATATAAAACACACCCATAGGTATCTTTTGTAAACTGTTGCATAATAGGATGAATATATTCTGTAATTGCTCTTCCGTGTTTTCTTGCTAAATAAGTTTTACCAATTGTATTCATAGCACCAGGTCTTACTAAAGCATTAGATGCAGCAAGTTCATCTAAGTTACTAACGCCCATCTTTACTAATAAGTTTGTATAAGGTGCCGCTTCACACTGAAACACTCCCTTAGTTCTTCCATCTGAAAGCATTTCATAAACCTTTTTATCATCAAGATCTATTTCTTTTAATTTGATATCTATCTTATGTCTTTGCTTAATAACCTTTATTGTGTCATCAATTACCGTTAAAGTTTTTAATCCAAGAACATCTAGTTTAATAAGTCCAATATCTGCTGCTTCATTCATGTCAACAGCAACTACTGGAATTCTTTCCTTAGTTCCTGGAGCAGTACGAGTTTCCATTGGTGCATATTTAAAAATAGGTTCTTTAGAAGTTACCACTCCAGCAGCGTGAATTCCTGTACCACGAATACGACCACGAAGTTGTTCTCCGTACTTAACTACATCTGGGTATTTTAATCTAAACCATTGAGCGCTTTTGCTTGATATAAAGTCATCCCAATCATCGACTGTTTTTAAAACTTTATTTACTTCTGACAAAGGTATATTAAATGCTCTAGAAACATCTCTAACAATACCCTTTCCTCTAAACTCTAAAAAGGTAGCAATAGAAGCAACGTTTTTATACTCTTGTTCTAGGTATGTTTTTAACTCGTCACGTCTTGAATCTGCAATGTCTGAATCAATATCTGGAAAGTCATTACGGTCTGGGTTTACGAATCTAAAAAATAGAAGTCCATATTTAATTGGATCAACATCAGTTATTCCTAAAGCATAACAAACTAGTGATCCAGCGGCAGATCCTCTACCAGGACCTACTAATATGCCTTGCTCCTTAGCCCAATTCAACATATTACTTACAATCAAAAAGTATGGAGAAAAGTTTTTATCTCTAATAATATCTAGTTCTTCTTGCATTCTTTCTTTATATTCTGGAATATCATATAATTCTTTTTCTACCATGCCCTTTAAAACTAAATCAACAAGTCCTTGATGAGGATCATCTGTTTTTGTGGGTAGCAAATCTAATCCTGATTTAATATCATAATCTTCTATCTTATCTACTATATCTAAAGTATTAGTGTATATATCTTCTCTAGTTATACCCTGCATATTCATGGCTTGTTTCATTTCTTCATATGATAATAAATGTATATCAAATGTTCTAAATGACATTTGACGATCTTCACCATATAGGTAATCAAGTTTCTTCATAGGCTCACTTATCTTTTGTGACTTTTCAAACTTGGCGTCTTTATCTAACTTGGCATGTGTATTTAAAAGAAGCATAATTTCTTGAATTACCTTTTGATCAGGGTGTGAATGATGGCAATCTGGAGTAACAATTACCTTTATATCCATACTATCTGCTAGACTTAGAAGTTCATGATTCATCTCACGACTATTGTGTGGCATTATTTCCACATAAAAATCATCACCGAAGGTGTTCTTAAACCAAGTCAAGTGCTTTTTGGCAACAGCGTATTCGTTAAACTCAAGAGCCTTATTAATCATGCCGCTAGGACAAGCGGTAGAAACAATTAATCCCTCTTTATACTTTCCTAGTATTTCAAAGTCTATTCTAGGCTTTCTATAAAATCCTTCTGTCCATGCTAATTCATTTAATTTATTTAAATTTTCTAAACCCTTTTGATTCTTTGCAAGAATAACTATATGATTATAAACTAAATCTAAAGGATCTCCTGCTCTTTCTAATTTATCTCTTTTATCAAATCTATCTAATGTTATATATCCTTCTATACCAAGGATTGGTTTTATACCCTGCTCTTTTGCGGCACGATACATTGGGCGATGTCCAGATAGTGCACCGTGATCTGTAATTGCAATAGCAGGCATCCCCAAAGACTTTGCACGTTTACAATATTCTTCTGGTGTCGCTACTCCGTCCATAAGTGAATAATGAGTATGAACGTGAAGAGGTGCGTAATTCAAATTTAATCCTTAATGTGATGGGGGAGATATTTCGCTCCCCCAAATTGTTTACCAGTCAACAGATGTTGAGGTTGCTTGGTTACTAAAACCAATGTAAAAATTTTCTTGATCTGCATAAGGTACTTCTCTAACAACCTTTTCTAAGTTAGGGTATTCATAAGTACCCCAATTAAATGGATCTGAGTCTTGCTTTTGTGGAAGCAATACGTAGTTAGTTTCTGTTCCCTTGCCATTACGTTTTAATTTCCAAGTCATATTTGAAATACTTGGAGAATCTGACGCGTATTCTCTAATTGTGTTAAAAGTAGCAGCCTTGCTTACTCCCATGCTCCATACTGCAACATGTGGTGCATCAATTCCATTATCAACTAATACGTTGCAATAGAATCTTAGACGTGCTCTCCATCCACTCTTTGGATCTTTTCTAAACATTTCACAACCAAAGCAGCGACCTTGTGTGTCTGTTGTACAAACAGACTTGCGCTTATAGTCATCTGGGTTTGAGTGTTCACTTACAACAATTGCAAGACCACGCTTTTCGTCATACGTTGGTGAGTCTGCATCTAATTCACTAATGAATCTTATTTGGGTACTTTGACCATCATCTAATTTTAGCCAACTTACCTTTTCTCCTGAAACATTTGATTTTGGCTTATCAATAATTGCTTCAATGTTTTTTAGACCTTTTATAATTGACATACTTTTTTCTCCTTAATGTTTGCTCTGTAAATGAGCCTTGTATCTATTTTAGCATAGAGGATAGCATGTCGTCAAATCTATCTACAAAGTTTTTTAAGTCTTCGTTAGACAAATCGGACACATCCTTTATACCCTCTGGAAGCGGTGGGGCCATACAACCTGTTCCAAAATATGCAATCATCTTCTTTGACATATTTTGACCAGCCTCATCGTTATCTCCTAAAACTATAACTTGATTAAAGTATTGCTTTAGAAGTTTTCTTTGTTCTTTTGAAATAGTAGCACCCAAGGTTGCAACAGCATGAACCCCCACTTGCTCTAGCCTTATTGCATCAAAAGATGATTCTACAACAAAAACTTTGTCATATCTCTTTGCTCTTTGTAAATTAAATAAAGTTTTGCTTTTAGGTAAGCCAGGTGTATTCTTAAACACTTTGCCCTCTGTTGATCTACCAACGAAACCTAAACATAGTCCATCTGGTGAATAAACTGGAATAGTTACCATATCCTGTTTTTCGGAGTATCCAAGTTTATACTTAACTACACTATCTTTATCTATTTTCCTATCCTGATAATACTTAATAGCCTTTGGATTTGTAAATACACTTTGATGTAATCTTTCTATTACCTCTAGGTCATACTCTTTAAATTCTATTTTTTTATCTAATGTTTCTTGTAATACCTCTACTAAATTTCTATTATCTGATTTAGAGTCAATAAGTCTTGCTGCTTCAAAGTATGATCTACCAGAGGCTTGCATAATAACTTCTGTAAGTTCTTTGGTTTCTTGACAAGCAAAGCAATAAAACATTCCATTTGTTTTGTGTATTTCTGCAGCAGGTGTTCTTGAGTTATTATGAAATGGACAATAAATAATAAAGTCTATATCTACTTCTGATACTATGTCTATGCCAGAGGCTAAAAGACTTCTTCTGATTTGGTTTTCTGAGTAGTATGAGATTGAACGATTGTGTTCTTGTCTATTCCTAGTATACATCTTGCTTTACCTTTTCCAACATGAACTCCGTAAACCGATAATTTAAAATCAAATGTCTTACCATTATAACTTATAGTAAAGTCTGTGTCAATGTCATACCTAGGAACGTAACCTTTATTTCTCATTCCATTAACGATCATAAAAATATATTGATCTTTTAATCTTGAGATATGAGAGTCGTCAAAAATCTCACCCTCTAGGGAAAACTTCTGTATTCTTTTGTGGTTGTAAGACATACTTAATTATATCTTGTGTTTAAGCAGTTCCCTCAGTATCCTTATACATAAACCTTCCAGAATCAAAATCTATATCTATCATAAACTCTCCACAAAATCCATGACGGTTTTTTCTAAAGACACACTCTAAAATACTACTTCCCTGTGCACGACCTAATGCCAATACCCAATCTGCATCATAAGCCAATTGTCTTGACCATGCTACCTGTCCAAGTGATGGAACGGTATACATGTCAGTTGCATCATCTGGTGTTGCTGATGCAATTGCTACAATAGGAACTTGTTCAGATATAGCAAGAATTTTTAACTCTCTAGATATATTTTTAATTTTTACTACTTCATTATCAGTATAATTATTTGATTGCATTAATTGAATATAGTCAACAAATACTATGTCTGGTTTATATTGATCTATCTTACCCCGCAAAATTGATGGAGACACTTCTCCTAGTCCATCATTAGAAACTATGTGAAAAGACGGCATTCTTTCTAAGTGAGTCTTGCCCCAATTCTTAAATGATTCTGTATCGATAATTCCAGAACTTAGTTTTCTATGTGACCACATTCCTTGACCCATAATTGTATATGCACGATTACGAACTTCTGACTCTGTCATTTCTAAAGAAACAAAAAGCGGTTTTCTTCCGTTCTTCCATGCTTGAACAGCCATAAAAAGTGCGAGCCAAGACTTACCAATAGCAGGATAAGCAAGAAGAATGCCAAACTGACCAGCAGTAATACCCGCAGGAAGATAGTTGTCAAAACCTGCAAGACCTGTTTGAATACCGTGAATGCCTTGATCATGCATCTCCTTTACGTGTTCATAGTATGCTACAGCATCATCTATATCTACAGCATCAATATCTCTAATCTCTGCAGTAATTCTTTTTAGATCAGCAGTCTTAGAAATAATACTGTTTAGTGCTTCTACTGGTTGATTTAATTTTAACTTTCCTGCTGTATCCATAAGGACATTACTTAAACTACTTTGTAGATGTTCTGTTCTTAATTCTTCTAAATGATGCTTTGTTCCACCGATCTCTCCAACTGGATCAAAGTCTCTAAATTTTTCTATTACTAAATTAACTGGGGGTACTGAACTATTTTGTTCCTGATAAGTTCTAATAAAATCCCAAACATCTTTATGAGTCTTAAATAAAGAATCTGGATTTGCTTGTAATAATATATGTATCTGTTTATCTTTTAATACAGCAGATAATACTTTACCCTCTAGATCTGCTGACATTATTTATTTAACCAATCTTTTGCTTGTTTTTTCATCAACTCTCTAATTCTATCATCTTCTTTTTTACCTTGCAAGTTTTTATATAATTTATCTGCATTATTTGCAAACCATTTCCAAGAAGGTGTTTCAGATATTCTAAAATAATAATCTAACATTTCATAGCACATATCTAAACCATAAGACTCTATCAAAGAATCTGCAGCCCATTGTTCTACATGTATATTGATATTAGTATTAATATTATTAAAAATAGCCAGTTTTTTATATCTCGTAAGTAGTGCATGACGTAATTGCTTTTCTGCCACTACTCTATTTCTTTCTTGGCTTCCTCAATTTTTGCAACAACCTTTGATTCAATAAAATCATATATTCTTTCCATTGCTGCATCTTTATCTTCACCTTCTCGAACAAAATCTGTACATCCTAAATCTAATCTCAGACTTTGAAAATTACCTAAATTTAATGTATACCCTAATGTTACGGATACTGTTGTTTTGTCAGACATAATTACCACGTTTCTTCTGCCCAAACAGGGATATATTCCCCATCTTTAGTTCTTGTATATAACATAATAGCATCTCCAATCAAAGAACGCAACTCTTTTTCAGTAGGAATATTTTTTGATGCATTAACCCTACCGTCTTTTCTTGGTCTACCTATACTTATTGTAGCAATAGTTGACCTAATTGTAAATAGGTCCTCTTCTGAGTAATAAGCATATTCTCCAAATACTCTTTTACCCCCAGCAACTGCCCCAGTTGGTGGATCTACCAACCCTTTTGTAATCCATCTTTCTAACTGTATTCTAGATCTTCCAAATATCTTTACAGTATTTTTAACTGTGTATGCTCTTTTTCTATGTTTTTTAAAGTCTGAATACAGAAGGGTTTGCTCTTTATCCTTTATAAAATTATAAATTTCGCATATATCATTGGCACGATTAAAATGAATTAATCTTACTAGTTCTTTATTAAAAAAGAATATTCTACTACTTGGCTTTATAGATTGCTTCCAAGTATCTTGGCTCTGGTCTTTTCGACTTTCATTATCCACTGAGCAACTTCTCCATGTCTATCTGGATGATTATACATTTCTCTTTTTCCGCAAACTAAACAATATAGTTCTAAGTGATCGTAGGAAGAAAAAACTCTATCTACTAGCATTCTTCCTTCACACTTGCTGCACTCAATGTGCTTATTGTTAATTATTTTTGCCATAGTTGAGAAAGTATATCATATCTTAAGGCGCTATGCCAATTGCTATTACACTTACTGATAAATTTACAGCACCAGAGGTATTAAATCTTACTACCCCTTCCGCTCTGGATGTTCCAACATTTCTTAATGTACATATTACGTCATCTCCAGTAGTGGAACCAGTATTGTTTATAACTGTTGTTGTTACCACTGGGGTAAACTTAAACTCTGGATATGTAAAGAAAAATGACTCAGTTGTATTTCCTGATGCGTTTGTTGTGCTTAAAGTCTTAGTTGCTGAAAACATTTTTAAATTACTTGTAGTGTCTGTATTTTCATTAACCTTTGATGTAGAGGTAGCCCTAATAGCAATTGTGTTAGCAATTGAATTAATTTGACTGACCATATCATAAATATAGTTTACGTCTAGTGGTTGCCCACGCTCTGGTAAGGGTATTGCTGCCATTTTATCTCCTAGTTAATTATATCAGGGTACTGGTATAACTGTTGTTTCAAATATTTTAAATTTATCTGACCTTGTTGGTGGATAGTTTGCTGATTGAATACATACCTGCATTGTTGACGTTCCAGGAGGTATTACGGTAGAAAAAGAATTATCTCTTGATCTTCCATAGTAACTATAAGAGCCACCATTGATTTTAATAAATATGTCAGAATCGTGGAGTTTAAACTCACTTTGATGTGTATGAAGTACTGACGCTCCTATTGCTGATGGCCCAGTATTATATATAGACGGAGTATCCCAAATTAAATTTAATACCCCAGAAGCAGTTACAACACTATAGTTTGATTCTAAAGGATATATCTGACCCTTGCTTTCTATTTTAAAAAGCCTAGACCATTCAGAAATACTGTTTCTATCCTCTGAAGACACCCTAAATCTTATATAGTGATTACCTAAATAATTTGGTGGAGGTAACTTTTCAACTGGTACCTTTATTTTAGCCATTAAGTATCTACGCCTAATCCAAACCTATATTCAATATAGTTATTAGTATTTTCTGGTTTTAAAATAGGTAAAGCATTCTGTGTAGATATTAAATTGTATCCTACTAGTGAATAAAGAGGGTTTAGAGTAGATACATTTTCTATTCTCATACCGTCATAAATAATAAAGTAATCATTTGTAGGTACCCCTGAATTTAATACAGAAGTAAATATCTTGATATAATTAATATTTGCAAAAGAAAAATTGTCATCTTTAATTAGTTCTGATATATCTCTTGTGACTACAAGATATCTGTTTGCTGAGGCATCTTGTGTAAAATCTGCAGAAGTTAGTCCTATGTTAAGTGTTGCCTTTGGACGCTCTACATCAATGTTAGAAACGTTATTTATAAACTGAACTACTATTCTAATATTATCTGGATTTGCATTTTCATCAAAATCTTTACTTACTAGGCTTAATGCAAGTTTAATTTTATCTGTTGGATTATTTCTACTTAGATCAAAGTTTAATGTTGAATTTTCTAAATATGCCGCACCGACTGGTATATCAAAAGATGAGTTTATATAAGAACTACTTCCACTTACCATTAATGCTTTGCTTAGTAGTCTTGGGGGCTCTTGTCTTATTTTTCTTGTATTATTATTAAAGATATCTGAGTCAGAGTTAACAAATTGCGCTGGAGTGGTTGTTGTGATATTGCTGTTATTGTCTCCGCTGTCAATTGCGCCGTTTGGCTGTAATAAAACTGGTGACGCTGCTCCAGTTGCAACATAAGACCATTGTTCAATAGGGCTAAAGGTAACTATAAGTTTGCTATCATATTTTCCAGCAACAGAGTTTGCCCCTGCTGGGTATAGTCCAACCTCTGATATAAGGTATCTTTGGCTTGTTGGCATTTCTGCTTTAAATACAATTTTTTCTACATTGTTCTCTTTAACAAAACCCTTGGCTATGATAGGAACCCTAAAAACCTCAAAATCAAGAGATTGTACGGAGGCTGATACTAATGATGGCTCTCCCGTTTCTAGTGGCTTAGGACCGCTTCCAGCGGCTATATGGGTGGCAAAAGCAGGTGCTTGTCCAAGTAGGAACTTTGCAATAATCTGTTTTCCGTTATTTGTTATCATGATTCATCCACTTCAAATATTGTACCACTTGTGTCTATTTCAATTTCTACAATTTCAGAATCTTTTAGGTTAACAACCTCAATAACAAGATCTCCATTAGTATCTATATATACAAAATTAGTTAAATTATTTTCTAAAAGGTATGCATCAGAAGGTATCTTATCTTGTAATTTAATAGGGAATATGTCAAAAAGTGATGAAGTAGTTTTTTGAAGGGATATGAGGTTAGAAGGATCAAATTTTCTTTTAATATCTGATAGGTTAGATATAACATCATAGTATGGATTTATACCCTCGACTGTATCGTGTCTAACAAACTTAGTTAACTCATTGGCACCAACGTTTTCAAACAATAAATTAACTATTGTTTCTGCACTTATGGTTTCTTGTGCAAGACTGACTACGTCTCTTTCTGGAACCCTAACCATTTGTGGTGGTGGTGGTGGTAGTTCAAATATTGGCTCTGATCCTCCACCTCCTGTTGGACCAGGACCTCCCTGTTGATCAAGTGATATTCCTGGTAATTTTTTCTTTTCGCTTTCTAAAAAGTTGTAGATATTACTAGTTTTGCTTTTTGCTACACCAGAGTTTTTGTCTGCTGTTTGTTTTCTTGCCTCATTAATAATAACTGTTTTTTCCGCAACGCTAATTCCTTTTCCAGTTGCTGCTGCTTTATTAATTAAGTTATTTATAAATTTTGTTTCAGTAGCAGAAAGTTTAGAATTATCTACTGCTTTATTTACTTCTTTTGCTAACTGAGCAGCAGTAGTTTTTGCACTACCACCACCACCTTTAGTACTTTTATTTTTAACTTCTCCCACTATACTTCCACCACCTTAAGTCTATTAGAAACTCCTCCAGAAGATCTAGAGTATGATATTTCTGATATAACAAATTTTTTATCTGGATCTACAAACAAGTCATCATCTGGTAGGGTGTAGTTAATTTTTACAATGTCTCCTAATTGTAAGTGTGGGGTTCCAAAGGTTTGAATAGACATAGTCTTTCTTGGCTTAACTGTTTTCTTAACCATCCATTCCATTATATCTCTTGCTAAATCACTACTTTGAATATATGCAGAGTCTAAAGAAAAAGATCTATCTCCATATTTAGATCTACTTAACTTAACATCTTGATATATTTTATCTGCCCTTTGAGGAGACCTAATAGTATTATTAACAACAATAGGGTCTGAAAAATTAGATATGTCTCTATAGTAGTCATCAACAGTTAATACATTAGAAGTATTTTGAGTAAATGTTACTCCTACTATTCTTAAATAACTACCCGAAGTTTCGTCCAATACAATTGCCTTATCTGTATTATTGAAGATTAAGAACTCTGCTCCGTATGAGCCAGCCCTAAAACCAGACACAGTATAGGTTTTCTCACTGTTAAAAGTTGGGGCAAGGAAAGCAAGAAATGCTGGAAACGCTTTATCATACTTAATATTAAAATAAGCACATTCTCTTAATATAGTTCCAAACTCTTCAAAGTATATAGAATATCTTGGAGCATTATTTGAACTAATTCCAGAAAGGTATGTTGACTGAACCAAACCAGACACAGCATACTTTCTTATAGCATCAGAAGAAGATATATCTCTATTTGCAAATGCATTACTAATACTATTAATAACAGACACGTTACTTTCTTTGCTTTGTAAATTCTTTAATGCATATATATTTTCAAACATACATTTTGATGATCCGCGGGTAAACAAAGCAATATTATTATATGCTGGCAAAGGATCTGTATCATCTACTGTAGATATTAATATGTTATTTAGATATAGATAGAATCTTCTAGTTGTACCTATATTTTCATATTCAATGGCTAAATCGTATACCGTTGGATTTTTTTGATTTAGTAGTCTATCTTGTCCAACAAACTTTCCTTCATCAACAAGTATCTGAGTTAGTCCTCCGTACAATTTATATGGGACTGCTACTGTAGCACCATTTACGGTTCCTGGCTGAACTTTATAAAATACAATATTATGTAATACGCTGGTTGTTTGGTTAGTAACAGCATCTGCTAATGTATATTTTTGTAAATTATCTCCAGTTAAAGATATGATTTCAAAGAAGTATCCATAGTTATTATCTGGGTTTACCATTGCTGCAATACCACCAGACCCACCTACTACTGTTGAAGGTTCGTTTGCTGTTTGAGGATCTACAGAATAGTAATCTGAAGCATTTTGTGCTGTTAGTATTTTCTCGCTTGCTTCTGGTTTTCCAATAATTCTCATTCTTGTTCCAAAGTGTTTATAGTCTTGATCCATTGCTTTGTATACATAAGTTACAAAATCTGTTTTATTAATTGTTGCTGGCATTGGGGTTGGTCCTGTAAAAATAAAAGCAGAAGATTGAACCGTTCCGCTTGCAGTTGTTTTAAGTGATTTAACAAAGTCATCATCTGGAACATTTTGTCTCATAAAGTTTGCTAAAATTCCTGTTCTAGAAGAAGTAATTGCCGTAGTTGTGTCTGCTCCAACTGTTGGACCAAGTGCTACTTTTGTAGGAAAAGGAATAGACGCTGTTGGTGTAGTTGTAAATAAAAATTGAGATGCCATTTTTATGCCACGAACATACGAATTGTCTGACCAGTAACTTGATAGACCAGCGTTATGCTCAACTGCGGTTGTTCCAAATTGTGCACGTCCATGTGATTTTACAACACCATTTTTGTAAGTAACTCCTGGCTCTAATCCAACTACTGCTGCAGACTCTAACTCTTCATAGAATGGTTCTGTATAGATTCTTATATTGCCAGTAGCGTACATCTTTCCATTAAAGGGAAGTGTTGAGAAATATTTTTGATACTCTTGATTACTTGTAAGAAAGAATGTTCCTTGTCCTGGAATTGTATACTCTACTGCATCGTATCTAATAACTTCTCCATTAGCATAAAGGTATCCTTGAAATCTTGGTAGCCAGTATACGTTTTCTCCAATGTCTATAATGTTATTTCTAATTATATTGTTTTCAACATATGGCACAGATGCTGATAGTGTTGTATTTAATGCTACCGCTCCTAAAGCGTATCCACCAGACTTTGATTGTTCGTTTATTGTTTTATTCTCTTGCTGGTCTGCTATCTCCCATAGCAAGACTGGCTTATAAACATAAGTTCTATCTTGATCTATCTTTATTGCTTGGTTTAATGATGATACAGATCTTTGTATATATCTTGTAACATAGTTAATTCTTCCGTTATTAATAATTTTTGTTTCTACCCCATCAATACTTATAATGTTAGGTAGCACTGATCCGCTAGATACTGCAGTTTTTTCTGCATATAATACATAGTCTTCTTCTCTTTGATAAGTTTCAGGTAATAGATATTCTTTTGACATTACTACAAAGTTATTATATTCATCAAAGAACATTGCTGTTTGAGTTGCTATTGCTAGTCTTTCTAATACCTCTGCTACTGAAGCGTCTGGTTCAACAAAGAAATATGGAATGATTGGATCGTTTGTATTAGTTATATTTTTAAATACATAGTTACTAAATCCTATATAGTCTAAAAGCACTGCAACTGCTTTTGTTAAGGTCGTGTTATTAAGCATGATGCTTGGGGCTGTCATTGTTTCTAGCCTAAAGAAGTTATCTCTTAGTGGTATGGATAGATTTGAAAGTCCACCTACAACAGATGGGAACTCTTCGGAAAAGAAGGTTTTTAAAGGAATAAATTTATCATATCCATTAACATTTAATATTGCTTCATAGAAGTCAAACTTTACATTTGGTTTTAATAGTCCATATACAAGGCTATCAGTATTATTTTCATTGAATGCCCCGTCATAATTTAATAAATCAACTTGTCCATTTGAGGCTACTAAACCACCTACTGGCAAACCATAGTCAGATTTAGATATAGTTTTATTAGTTTCAAAACTTAATACATATGAAGATATATCTGCTTTTAATCTAGGAGATAATTCTATTAAATCAAAGGTAGTATTAGGACCATACATAGTTTCTACTACTAATCTTAATCCTTTTAGATATACTACATCTCTATATACCCTTTGATTATTTATTGTATAAAATAAAGGGTCAGATAAATCTTTAACCATACCGATTCTTTTAGTGTCGTCATCTTCTAATAAAGAGAATCCATATTCAGGAATTGACACGTCCCATTCTCCAGAGTCATAATTCCAAATATACAGAGTTCCAGGACTTGATGGGGTTGCTCCAACAATGTAGGATTCTCCATTAGTTAATCCAAAAGAAAGTTGGGTACTAGCACTAAGGTATTCAACAAAATTAAATGAGTCTTTATATTCATCTGGAACTTTGATTCCATAATATATTTCTGTATACCCATCCCATGAAACTATATTTGTATTATCTCTTCTTAAACTATTTTCATCAAATGATATTGCTTCTACCCAATTATTATTTTCATCTAGGTATTGTATCTTCCATCTTTTAGGAATACTAGACTTAGTTATATCTCCAAGAGGATCTACTATTGTTTGACCATCAGGGGTTCTTATATTTGCAATAGGGTCTTCTGCAAGATTAGTTTGCATTTTTACAACTATTCTATTTGACGGAAGTGCTGTCTCGTATGTTACAAAAGGTGCAACATCGTCAATCTTGTGTCCAATTCCAGGAAAAACTATATCTCCACCTGAGTCTCTAACTACAGTTGAGTCTACAGCAGAAGAAATACCAAATTCAAAAGTATTAGTAATATTATTAGATGTTACAGATTCTTTACGATATGAATTCCAGTATTTAAATTTATCATATCTAGAAGCCATGTAATATCTTGGTCTTCTACCTGATCTTATATTATCTACATATTTATTATTAAACCATAATGCTTTGTTTATACCTGAGCGTGGGCGAAAGGGTTGAAAGCATTCTTTAAGTGAAAAATATAATTCTCTATCTACTTCATTTGTAGTAAATAATAAAGAAGCATCGTTGTCATCTACAGCATATTCTGAAACTGTCTTAGATTCTAAAGCATCTAAATAATAGTTCGCGGTATCGTTAGAATCATAAGAATTAATTAAATTAACATATATAGATGATGCTGCATCACCTGGTCTATATCTATAGTTTCCATAATTAGAAATATTCTCTAAATCATTTAAATTCCATTCAGCAGTTACTAATGATTCTATTTGTAATGTATTTTTAGTTTTTATATGATCTAAAAGTTCTTCATCATTGAACATTATACTTCCTCAAGGGTAACAGATATGTTCCAGAAGTCGTGTGTTTCTCCGCCTCGTTTAACAACAGAATAATCAAACCCTGCAAATAAAACTTCTATAACCTCGTTATATTGACCAAACCTTGAATACTCACTAGTAGTAAAATTATCAAATCTATCGTATGCCAAAAACATATAAAATGAACCTGGGTGGTTATCGTACCACTTTACTATATCTACTCCACCAGCACCGTTGTCTACGGTGTATGGGGTAAGACCGTTGGTAGTTACTACTCCTGTGTTACTGTATGCTGGATCTCCGCTATAGGCTCTTGATGGAAGCATGTCCCATGACCAAGATACTCCTGTCTTATCTGCTATATGATATGAACGCATAGAACCAGAAATCATTCTTTGTCTATTTTCAAGTCTTTGTTTAGTAAAGTTTATTTCACTTCTATTATGATCAGAAAGGATTAAAAAGTCTTCTCCTTCTTCTACCCCGCCTGGAACTAATAGTCCAGCATCTGATATTGAAAATGTATCGGCCCATGCAACAGCCTGTGGTCTTTTTCTTAAACCACTTAAATTCCATCTATTATTTATATAAGTTTGATTAGGCATCAGTATCTATTACTCCTTATATTTGTGTCCATAGATCTTTTAATTCTTGAAACAACTACGTTTGCAATTTCATCTGGTGATGCAGTTGTGTTTGGAACATTTACACTTATACTATAATTATACACTGGCGTGTTGTTAAGAATTGTACTTGTTGAAGATGTAACTGTTGGAGCAACGTCTGGGGTATTCAAAGACATACTTGGGAATACATCACTATTTAATGCTTTCAATAAAGGCATATTTGCTTGAGCAACTGATTTTCTAACTACAAATTCTCCAGGTGTTAATAGTGCTGGAACTCTATCAGTGTTTCCAAGTCCAGGAACTAAACTTCCTCTAGCCATTTTTAATCTTGGCGGTGCTTCTCTTGATCCTTTATATCCAACATTTCCACCAAATGCATATTTCTTTATCATGCCACCAAAAGCAAGACCTAATATATCTGTTTTATAATTTGACAATGTTAAATTTTTATTTGTACCCCTTGGATCAACTAATTTTTTATAATCTGCATACGCTGCTGCAATAGCATTATCTCTTTGTTTTTTTGTTTCTGCTGTTATATTTTTTGCATTTGTTAATTTATTTGTTGCAAGTTTTGCTTCTGCTCTATCTTGTTCTGCTAATACGTCATTTAACTCTTGTTGTCTTACTTTTTCTTGATTAATTTTTTCTTGTATTTTGTATATTTCATCATTTTCAAATCTTAAGTTTATATTCCTTTGATAAATAGTTTCTTCAATAGCATCTATTTCTGCTTGAATATCTTTTCTACTCATTAGTCTGCCGTTTACAGATTCAGTCAATCCATCTAGTTCTGCTTGACGTTGTGCCTCAAGTGCTGTTTTAGTATCTTCAATTTGATTTTGTGCACCAGTCTGTGTCATTGCTGCAGCAGCCTGTGCGGCACCAGCAATATCCCCAGATGTTAAGGCAGTTGCAAGATCAATCTGTTGTCTTTGTCTTTCTGCTACTCTATCATTAGCATTAGCAACCTTGTCTAAAGCCTTAATTCTTTCATTATATTGATCATTAACATTTTTTTCTTTCTTTGTAAGATTTTCTAAGGCTTTGTTTTTATCTTCTATTCTTCTTCTATCTAATTCATTAGCACGATTTGTTTTTTCTATAGTCTTATTTAGTTCTTTAATTTGATCATCATAACCTTCTACCGTTTTTTTACTATCTTCTAATGCTTTTTTAATAGGATTTTCTTCTAATGCTAATTGTTGTAATACAAGTTTATTAATTCTAATACTTTCTGCTTGATCATTAAATAGTTTAATATTATCTCTTAATTGTTTACCGCTTTGTTTTCCTAGTTCTATAATGGCTTCTGGACTTAGCCCTTCTAATGCTTCTACTGATATTCCTGCAGCAAGTAATTTTGACTGTGATGCTATAACTTCTTTTGTTTGACGTGCTGCATCTTTTGCTGTTTGCAAAGCACTTTTTGTTCCAGACCCATCGTCAACATACGGATTGTCTGATTTTCCTCCACCTGGTGCAACTTGAGCGTTTGAAAGCGTATTTGATGCCCAAACTGCCTCTGCCAATGATACATTGGCCCCCTCACCTTCTTCGAGTTTTTTCATTATAACAAGTGCTTTTGCAATTTCTGGATTCATTGAAGCACCAAGTACCATATTTAAATCAATATCTTTAAACTTTTTAGTTTTTAAATAATAATTTAATAAATTTTGTGCTTCTTGATTTCCAGCAAATGCAGTTTCTAATACATATTTTTGTGTTATATTTCCCTTTTTTGCTCCTTCTTTTAATAAATCCAAAGATTTTGTTGCCATATCTATATTTTTTACAAAAGCATCTAATTTTTCTGGATCACTTATTAATTTTGTAGTATCTATTCCTAATTCTTTTGGTAAAGCAGACAACTTACTTACATTATCTAAATACTTACTTAGTTCATCCTCTCCCATAGTTAGTGCCTTAGTAAGAGCATCTGGACCACCTACGTCAAATAAATTTTGAAATTTAGCAAAGGTTTCTGGATCTACTTCAAAAAGATTTACAAGTTTTTCTTTAAGTTGTCCAGTTTTATCTTCATCTAATAGTTTACCTATTTCTGCATTAAATTGAGGATCTAGTAATGCTAGTGCATCTGCTGCCTTAGTTCCTAATTCTTGTTTTGCCTGTGGCCCAAAAAGTTTTTCTGAAACTATTTTTGCTAATTTTTGATCAGCCGTAAATGTTTGCTCTATTGCAGTAAGCATTTGTTGTGGATCTAGTACTGCCATGCTTGGATCTAATCCTAATTCTGTTAAATATTTTCTTTTTTCTTCATCTGTTGTTTTTGTTGCAACATTAGCAACTACTTGTTGTCCTAATGGTAAAGGGTTTGTAGAAGCGGCCTCTCCTTTTCTTAAAATATCTTGTGCCTTTTGAGCATTTTTTTCATCTTCATCTGATAAAACACTAATTTTTGTTTTAAATTCTTTCTCAAACTCTTTTCTAAATTCTCTTAATGCATTTAAGGCTTTGTCTGTTCCTTCTCCATATTTTTTATTAATTGTTTCTATAGCATCTAAAGTTGTTTTATTAGATTGAGCAGTTATTGCATCTTTTTTAGAAGTAAACTCTTGGATACTTATATTCCCACTTTCTAATTCTAATCTTAGTAAGTCTAATTGTTCACTTGTTATTGCATTAGCCTCTATTGCTGCTTGCGCTAAAGCATCTACAATCATATCATCTGTACCTTTACCTGTAAGAATCATTCCAAGTTTTGATCCAATTCCAAGATTTTCCCATTGCTTACTTACATTTTTTCCAATTTCATTCATGTCTATTGTTGGTGTAATAACTGCATTAATTTTAAGAATATTATCTGTTAATTTTTTACCATCTGGACCAACTAAATCTGAAATTTGTGCACCTAATTTTATACCAATGCTTTGATCTCCTAATTTTTTACCAACATCTAAAGCAATTGCTCTTGCTTCCTCTGCGGTTATAGACCCAGTAACTATTCCCCTTGTTAGTTGAGAAAGTAATGCTTGATCTCTTCCTGCGGTTCCAGAAACTTTTGAAACGTTTTGAAGATCTTTTAATAAGGTTGCTCCTGCTTTACTTTCTAAAAATTGTGTACTATATTGCTGTGCTTCTTGTCCTATTGGAGCACCTGCTGCTAATTCAGCACGTTGTCTTGCTAGTGTTTGTTGAGTGTTTTCTCTACCAAATGCTTTAGCAAACTCTTTCATTCTATCTGAAGATCCATACATTGATTTAATTAATTCTCCACCAGACTGAACAGCGTTATTTGCCATTTTATTTAATGCAATTATTCCAATAGATAGTAACGCAATTGGTCCAATAACTCCAAATAATGTTGCTGCTGAAATATTTAATGCTGAAGTTAATGCAGGTATACCTTTACTTAACTGTGGAAATACCTTGGCTGCTGTTATTGTTTGTTTTGTAAGTGCAAGCATTCCAATAGTTGCTGCTTTACTTGCAACAGCATATCCCGCTATGCTTGCTGCCATGCTTGCTTTCATGCTTGTTTCTTCTGACATAAACATAGATGGTAAGAAACTTGCTGCTAATCCAGCACCCATGCCAACTGCACCAATACCTTTAGGTAAAGTTCCAACTCCTCCAGCCTTTTTAATTGATTTTGCTCTTGCTTTTATCTCTTCTTTAGTATAATTTCCATAAAACATTCTCATAGGATTGGCAACCCCGCCACCCTTGTTATATCCATCAACCTTGCCATTATTAATAGCAGTTAATAAATCATAATTTTTTTTAGTAGATTCTTTATTTATTACAAATTCCCCTGGGGTAAGCATGGCTGGAACGGTGTCTGTGTTTCCAACACCTGGAACAATATTGCCTTTATTAAACTTCATTGTTGATAAATCGTTATCTTTGTAAAACTTTTTATCATTAAAAAATCTTGTCATTCCCTGTTGACCAGTTAGTCTTTTAGAAACATTGGGCAGCATCTCTCCAACTTCTTTTGCTTTGTTTGCTAAAATAGCATCTAAATTTATAGCAAATTCATCTGCATATCCTCCAGACATAATTGGTCCAGGTATATCTCCAGGTCTTAAATCTATTTGATATCTTTTTCCACCACCAATACTAATATCTGACGCAAGACCATATCCCCAACCCATTTCTCTATCTAAACTGTAATATCCTACCTTTGGATTACTACCTTCTGCTTGGCGTCCACCAGGGCGTGAATTTCTATAAAACCTTAAAGTGTCATCAGGTCCGAGTCCATGATTTATTTTCATAAACTCTTCATTAAATTTTGAAATAAGTGGATCTTGTTTTTGTCCTGATGTAGATCTATTTCCTAAAGATTTTTTACTTAAAAAATTCATAAAATCGTCAAATGAATTAAATTGACCTGGTTTTATTATTCCTTTTTGCAACAAACTTTGATAAACTGGCATAACTTGATTAGCATATGCTTGACCAACTGCATGAGTTGCTGCAGACAAAGGTGTATCAAGAAAATTTTGTTTACTTTTTTTAACGTCATCAAAAATTCCTTTACTACCTTTTGATTTTGCTATTTCATCTGAATCTTTAAGTAGACTACGCAATACTTGACGACTTCTTCTAGATGGAGTATCAAGACTTCTTTTTACCGCACTTCCTATACCACCAAGATTTAAATATTGAACACCAGGTATCATTCCACCTTTATTAAACTTTTTAGGTCTAAGAGTTTCTGCTCCTTGATTTTTATATTCATTTTTATTATAAATTGCTGCTTCAAAGTTTGGATCAAGAATTTCTTCTTTATATCTTCTAGGATCGCCTCCGTGTCTAAAATTAGGATCTTTCATTGAATCTGCATGAGGCTCATACCCAATTCTTTGTTTTCTTAATTGTCCATCTGTTCCCATAAAAATTCTTGCTTCATGAGGCTCCCCACCTCTTGGGTGAATAAAATATATGTCATTATCAATAAAACTTTTATCTTTAACATATTCTGATATTTTCTTAAAAGGTTTTGGCCTGTTTAAAAATTGAGTTCTTAATTGTGGTAAGGCACCAAACATTGGTGCAATTTC